TCATTGAGTCGGTAGATTCAGCTTCTAGGTGTATACTGCGATCAACCCAGATACAGTAATCAAATACACCAGTATTTTGCATTGCAAAGAATTCACGCTTGTTGCGTAGCCCACAATAGATATCGTAAGCTTCAAACATCTCTCTGCCTAGAGTTGCTGCATCAGGAACATTATAATCACAAATAGCATTATACCATTCTGCTCTGTGATTATGCCTGTCAGCATAACACTCTTCCTCATTAGCATATCCATATTTGTCCTTTAGATCATTATATATAAATTGTAGACTGCAAAACTTTGAACTGCTTTCAAATGTGTATCCGTAACTGTCACGAAGCATCTCACACAAAGTATCTTTGCCGTGTCGGCCGTGTCCAATTACTAATAACTTAGGCTTAGTCATTTAATCAATCTCCTTACTTTTATATAGTATATACTATAAGCTTAGAGATGTCAACCGTTAATCGTTGTGTCCACCAAGAACAGCAACAGTTGCTATTTCTTCATCTAATATTTCTGCTTCTCTTATTTTGTATGCTGCTTCGAATCCATGTTCGTATATATCTAAGCATTGGGATTCGTTATTCCACAGGCGTTTAAAGTAACTAGTGTAATAGCGTTCAACAATTTCATCGGATTCTTGTTTTGGAATTAAGTGACCTTTAACTAACCAAAAATATCGATTGGCTTCTTTTCTTACAAACGGTGAACACATTGGACTCTCCCTGCTGTATTAGTATTTACATCAGGAGCAAGATGTTAGCGTAAACTTTGGTGTTTTTTAGCCGATTAAGAATCCGTAGCCAGTGCCGCCTGGAACTGCCATTGATACTTCAATCTCTAGCTTTTCCATTTCAGATTGTGCTTCTGCTTTTAGGGTGTCGCCGTTCAGTGTCGATCCACCTTGTGGGCCTGCAATAGTAGCAAACTTTGAACGTGCTTCGCCTAGCATATACTTACATGCAGCAAGTGTATAATCTTTAATCCACTGTACAGCTAGATAGTCACTTAGTATTTCAGCATCTGGGCGATAATTATAGCAGTAAAGCAGTAGTCCTTCTTCTGCTCTAGGACGCTGAAGTAATGTAAGTTTTTTGCTTGTGTTACTCCATGTAAACTCAATAAAGCTACCAAACATTCTACCTACAAGTTCTTGATGTTGTGCAAACATATCATATGTTGCCAATCCACCCATTTTAGATCCTGATAGCAAATAGGTATTTGTGTATGCTGCGTTGAATGGTTCAAACAAACTGCCGCCTTCACCGCTAGAACCACGTGAGCCAATACTTCTACGGAACAACTTGCGAACTTCCATTATTTCACTTGGGAGTGTATATTCGTTTTGGTCTACTACTGTAGTTAAAAACATATAACTTTCTTCAACCGCATGTTCACTGCGCATTCTATAACGTGCTAACGCTTTATTCAAGCCAGTTTGATAATGTACAGGATCAAGTTCAACATCAACCATACCTCCTCCGAGGAATATGTTAACATAATCGTATACTTCTTGTTTTTGTGTCGCTAGTGTCATATGAAGTTCTCCATTAGTATTTATCGTTACGATAAATATGTATAACAATAGGAGAATGGTTATCCCTCGCTTATCACTATACAAACCGGAACGCGGCAATGATTATTATTTCTTAGACAAGCAGATCTTAGAAATGTTCACTATCGGCGGTACCGATCTTAATGTCCACAAGTTTCTTGGGGCAGAGAACCCTGCTGTAGGTTCAGGAACTGCTGACCAGCCTACCTATGATGCTGTAAAAGAAACTAACATACAAGACTTACTATTTTTAGAAAATAGAGATAGGAAGTATGATCCAGACGTATACAGTATGCGTGGCATTTATAATATTCAAGATATTGATTTTGATTTATCACAATTTGGATTATTCTTAAGTAATGATACCTTAATGGTAACTATTCATATGAATAGTAGTGTTAAAACATTAGGTAGAAAAATTATGTCAGGTGATGTAATTGAGTTGCCGCACCTAAAAGATGAATATGCACTTAATGATTATAAAGTTGCACTTAAACGCTTTTACGTTGTAGAGGACGTTAATCGTGCAGCAGAAGGATTTAGTCAAACTTGGTTTCCACACTTATATCGCTTAAAATTAAAACAAATATACGATGGACAAGAATACAACGAAATATTAGACTTACCTGCAGAAGAAGGTAGCAACGACACATTACGTGATATGCTATCAACATATGAAAAAGAAATGCAAATTTCTAATGCTGTAGTTGCACAAGCAGAAGCTGATGCACCTAAGAGTGGATATGACATAAGTCATTATTACTCTATTGCAACAAATGATGACGGCAGTGTTGCTTTACAGACAGTTGACGATACTGACATAGATGCAAGTAATTTAATAGGTACAGATGCAATCAATGCTAAACCTGATAGAGAAGGTTATTCAGGATACTTAGTAGGTACAGGATCTACTGCTCCAAACGGGGCACCATTTGGATTTGGCATTTCGTTTCCAGCTAATAATGAAGATGGTGACTATTTTTTACGTACAGACTTTTTACCAAACAGAATGTTCCGCTACGATGGCACACGTTGGGTTAAGGTACAGGATAATATTAGAATGTCACTAAGTAATACACTTGAAAGACAAACATATAAGTCTAGCTTTATTAATAATACTAAAACTAGTCAAATTGCCGGTGAAACAGTCACTGAAAGACAGAGTCTTTCTAAGGCGCTTAAACCAAAGGCGGATAATACATAATGCAACATTTTTATGACGGACAAGTAAGAAGATACATTACGCAAATGATGCGTATTTTAGCAAACTTTCCTGTACAAGACGGAAAAGGTGTGCAGAAAGACGTACCTGTAATGTATGGTGATTTAACTCGCCAAGTAGCAAATATTATTAGAGAAAACTCTGAAAACAAACTACCTAGTGCGCCTCGCATTGCAGTATACTTGACTGGTCTTGAATTAGATAAGGATAGACTAACAGATGCAACTTATACACGTAAAACTAACATTAGAGAACGTGAATACGACACAGATGCAGGAGAGTATTTAAATACTCAAGGTAAAAACTACACAGTTGAACGGTTAATTCCTACTCCTTATATGATGCGATTAAACGCAGATCTATGGACAAGCAATACTGATCAAAAATTACAAATACTAGAACAAATACTAGTATTGTTTAATCCAAGTTTAGAAATGCAAACTACTGACAATTTTATTGATTGGACTAGTATTAGTGTTGTAAATTTAGAAAACGTAACATGGTCAAGTAGAAGTGTGCCGGCAGGAGTTGATAGTGAAATTGACATTGCTACTATGTCATTTAGTATTCCTATCTATATTAGCCCACCAACAAAAGTACGTAAAATGGGAGTTATTACTAATATTATTACAAGCATGTTTGACGAACAATTAGGCACTATTGAAGGCGGCGTAAGTAAACCTGTACTAAATGCGTATGATGATGTGCCACGTCCAGGTGTTACACAAAATGAACACGGCAGAGTATCACAGACTGATACCGCAGCACATATGGCAAATGTTAATTATGCTACATGGGGTACATTTGTTGACGGTACTAACGTACAATTATTTGCAAACGGTATAACTGGCAATAAAAACTGGAGAGAAATATTTGAAGCACTGCCAGGCATGTATGCCGCTGATGTAAGTCGTATATTCTTTACTAGCCAAGATAATTCTAGTACAGTTACAGGAACATTTAGCATAAGTCCGTTTGATGAAGGTAAGATATTAATGAATTGGGATACTGATAGTTTTCCTAGTGATACTGTAATTGCAGGACGTACAAGTATAGACTATATTATTGATCCAACTAACTACAATCCTAGTGCTATTAAAGCAGCTGGTGTACGGTTGTTGTTGTTAAATGATGTCGGTGATATTACTGCTACGCAATCACCAGTTGCGTGGCAAAATGCAGATGCAAGTGCGCTAGTTGCAAGTGCTAACGATATTATCGAGTGGAACGGTTCTAAGTGGAATATTATATTTGATGCAAGTGCTGCTACAGCAGTTACATACACTACAAATTTAAATACAAGTGTGCAATATAGGTTTAACAATAACGAATGGTTGTTAAGTATCGACGGTGACTATCCAGTTGGTACATGGAGAGTTGAACTAGCCGGCTAACTATATGTATGAACAATCGTATTACATGTAGTGGTGCATTATTTTACACCTTAAACACAAATAGATTCTTATTCTTACATCGCACACAAGGCAAGCGCAAAGACTTGTGGGGCTTAGTTGGTGGTACTAACGAAGGTGCCGAAACTCCGTGGGAAGGTCTTAAACGAGAAATTCAAGAAGAAATTGGACAACTTCCTGATATTAAAAAAACTCTTCCTTTAGAAAGTTTTATATCTCCTGATAGTAAATTTCACTTCCACACATATCTATGTGTTATTCAAGAAGAATTTATTCCTAACCTTAATACAGAACATGACGGATATGCTTGGTGTAGTTTTACTAAATGGCCAAAACCGTTACATCATGGTTTGCGCAACACTCTTCAAAGTAAAATTAACTTAACTAAGTTAGATACTGTTTTTCAAACAATTAATTTACTTGACAACTAACCTAAAAGATAGTATAATAACACTATGAAAGTATTAGTTTTCGGCGATATAATAATCGACAAATACATCTACGGCACTTCGGAACGTTTAAGTCCTGAAGCTCCTGTCCCTGTTGTTAAACATCTACGTGAAGTTGAATCACTTGGCGGTGCAGGACTTGTTTATGAAAACTTAAAAAGCTTAGGCGTTGATGTAACACTATTACAGACCGAACAACCTAGCAGTATTAAAACTAGAGTAATATGTGACGGGCATTATGTCACACGCATTGACGACGATAACCATGCAGACAGTAAAGCAGTATTGCGTAATGTGTTACGTAGTAACTTTTCTCAATGGGATTATGTAATACTAAGTGATTACAACAAAGGTGTACTTGACGAGTCTCTTGCAATTATAGAACATATTAATAAATTTAATTGTAAAATAATTGTAGATCCTAAAGAATATGCAAGCCAATATAAAGGTGCATGGCTAGTAAAACCTAACTATAGTGAATTTACTAAATTTGGATTCAATGATTGGAAAGGTAATATTATTACAACTAACGCTGGTAACAACGTTGTTGCAAGTATTGAAGATGAAGTATATAATGTGC